CTTTATATTCTCGAAAAGATAACGCGATTTTATTTTCGACTATTTTATTTTTAGTTATAGTCATAACTTTCTTCTTTCTAACTTTTTAAAGATAATAATTTATTTATTAATTTAATTTAAAAAGTTATTCGAAATATAATTTATTTTAAAAAAAATTAAAAGAAAAAAAACGATTAATTCTAGTATAAGTAGAATATTTGTTGTTCGCTATTCGTTCTCGATTTGTTCTTGTTCTGTTTTTGTTATTCTATCTATGAGAGAAGAATAAATATATTAAGTAATAATATAAAAACTATCGGTATTCTGAATAAGTATATAAGCATAATTTATTTTTTTTAATTAATTTAATTTATTTATTAATATTTATTTAAAATCAATTAGAAACTTTTTTATTTTTATTTTTTAATTTTATCGTAATGCTAGGTTAACTAGAGCTGGGTGATAATCATTCTCACCGAGCTTTTTTAATCATTTATTTTTTTTTATTTTTTTTGATCCCTGCTGATCCGCCTTGATCCTAGGATCCGTGCTGATCACTCGGGCTCAAGCACATTTCAACAAGCCACTTTCAACAGCCTTCAACAAGGCCGGGTTGCTTGCTACTGAATGTTGTGGTCCTTGGCTATCTTGTCTAGGTATGAGGACATCTCATCATCGTTCATAGCATCAAGTGTTGAGTGTTGTACTTCTTTCTTCTCAATCAAAAACCCTAACAGTTGTGCTTTCAGTCTTATCGCATTGACTGCTGCTGAATACTGCTTCTTGCCACAAGCATCAGCATACACTTTGTCAAGCTTCTCAACCTCTTTTGACACAGACTCACTTGTTAAGCGCCTAGCATCAACCCGCAATCTATCTATGTATTGGATAATCTTATCCTTCTTTAAGTTGCGGGCAGCTTGTACGTGAGCTGAAGTTTCAGAATAACCTGCGTCAACAGCCGCTTGTCTCTTACCTTTTCCACTAGCTATACCCTCACAGAAAGCTTTTTCCATGTGGGATAAGGTTGCCTCATTTGTTTGATGTATTTGGTCTATAGTTATCGCCATATTTATCCTAATATAGCGATTATTTCAACAATGTAAATTAAACAATATTAAAAAGTTTCTATTATATGATAGGTATGATAAAATACTATTTCATCTGGGTTTAATTTAGTTTTAAAAGCAATAGTAGTCCAATATTTATTATCGTAAAATTCTGAAATAGTTATATTTTTAGATTCATCGTAATAAATAGTTAAAATGGTATCGTCTATATTGTTATTATATGTTGCTATCTTATTTTTTTCGTTATAAGTGGCGTCAAAAGTTTCGCCCAGGCATTTTTCTTCCAAGGACTCTATATATTTTTTAGTATCCATTAGTTCTCCTTTCTATATTTATTTATAATTATAAATTATAGAAAGAAGAACAATATTAAACAATTATCGTTTTATTTTGACTTGTGCATCTACTCTTTGAATGTTAGCTTCTATCTGTTTCTGTAACTTTTTATGCATATTATCTATATGCTCCATAGCTTTATATTTCTTTCCAGCATGATCGCTATCATTTTTCTCTCTATGGATAAGAGCATCAGCAAGTATTATATCGAAACCTTCAGCAGTAAAGTAGACATCATAACCTCTATAAATAGCCCGATGAGTAATTACTCTCAAACCATATTTAGTTAAGTCTTGAGGTTTTTCGTTATAATCAGCCTTATAGATGATATAGTTTTTTCCAAAGTCTTCAAGATACTTTTTCAATTCATCATCTGTAATACTCCCTTCTTCGTTCCTTGTTTCTTCTCGTTGTAACCAAGATAAAGCTACAACATCAGAGATACTATTTTTTGGCATTTAAACCCTCCATTCTAGCCGGTATCACGACTTCGTTATCACATTTATTACAACATACTCCACTCTCTTTTACTGGTTGTGGATTAGCCCCAAACTCAGTAAAAAGTTTATTACATATAACACAAGTCTTTTCGTCAAGATTGATTTTATTCTCTTTGCAGAATTTATCAATCAATTCTTCTATCGACCAAGGACTTATATCATCTTCACGAGCCATACGAGATAACATCGAAGTATCTCCCCAACTCCCTTCCATGTAATCAGTTTGATATTTAATATCCTTAAATAACACTTTAAGTTTATCTATATCCATAACTTTCTCCTTTTTATTAATTTAACTTAATTTAAAAATATAAGAGTAAAAATCAAGTTAAACAATATTATTCTTTTCTAGCAACATATTTAGATAACATCTCATTTATATTACCTGTATCCATTCGTTTTTCATTATGGAAATCTACATGCCAGATTGTTACCTTAAGATTATTTTTATCAAACCAAATATCATAACGATATGCTAAATCACCATGCCTATGTGGTCCTTCAGTTAACCTTGCTCCGCCACGTTTTCCATCTTTGGCAATGCAACAAAAAGCTGCAGCATATTCGTCAGCTTCAAATCGTGGAAATTCCCAAGCTGCCTCTTTAGCTTTACTAATCATTTTTAAAGCATTCGAAGGATATCCATCATAATGATAATAAACACTATATGCACCTTCTTTGTCTTTAAATGTATAACATGCTCTAGTTGACATAACTTTCTCCTTTCTGAGTTGTGCCGATAGCAAGGCTAAAGCCAATGTTCAACACAACTCTCTCCTTTCGGTTAACTTAAATGAGACCGTGCAAGCACATTCATTTAAGCAGTAGATACCTGGCAGAACTCCCCAAGGGTTTTATACTGGCGTCAACAGTATCTACCTATAATAGCCACAGAGATTTTAACGAAGTCTGTGGCTACTACTATTATTATAATAATTAAAAATTATCATAATAAAACAAGTTTAACTTTTTAATGTGTATGTAGATTTTTCAGATTTTCCACCAGCACCCGGAGCATCAATAACTTCTACTGCGATAAAGCCTCTTGCTCTATCCCAATCTAAATCAATTGTCTTTCCCCCTGCTGAAAGGAAATCTCTAATCTTCATGCCATTTTTGTATAAGTTAAATCTTCTCCAGCCTTCACATCCTTCTCTTTTAGGGTTTTTAGGTACACAGATTTGAATTTTAGCATCTCTGTCATACTTATAAGTTCCCTTAAAGTCTTTAGGATCCATAGCTTTAACTTTTGCTTTAGGTTTCACTACTTCAGACTTTTTAGTCTTTGGTGTTACCTTTGGCTTAACAGCTAAATTGATAGACATATTTCTCCTTTCTATATTATTTATTATTTTAACTTTAACTTGCTTAATATACTATATATACAATAAAATTAAACAATAAACAATTTTATACTTTTGCTTTATTTGTGTGAGTAAAACCTTCTTTTTTAGCAGATGTGACACCAGCTAATCTTTTATCATCGTCATTTTTTTCTTTTTTACTTTCTAATGCATCTCGATTATCATCTTCCTCTAACCACATATCAAAATCAATATCAGACATTTCTGGGTCAACTAAACCTAATTCAACAGCTTTATAAAATTTTTTGTTAGACATAATTTTAAATTCCTTTTTAATATATACTAAAATAAATAAAAATAAATAAAAACCTTAAAAAGTCCTCACGGCAGCCTCGGGTATTGGCGGTATTGGCATAAAATAAGCTCCAATACCAGTTATTATCATTGGTATAATTGAATAGTAATCGAAAAGGTATTGGTATTGGCTCTTTTTATATTTTTTCATTTTATTTTTTTCAAAAATATTTCCTATATAGTAAGAGTGATAAATAAAAAAATGAGTACACATAAGATAATAGGGAGTTTAAAAAACCAGAATAACATATGAATTTCCTTATAATTAGATTAAAAATATTCTTTTATATTATATATTTAAATCTAATACAAGTATCGTTATTGCTCGTTCCTATTTATTTCTAGTACAGATAGAACTCCAGAAATAACATTAGCAGTTCCTGCACTCATTGAAAGTGTTTGGGATTCCTCTAGGATCAAAGGTCCTTTCAACAAGTTTACTGCAGTATTCGTTACCACATCTTCAATCGCTGCATTATAACTCGTGGTCGTATTATTAGCACTAACTGTTACTACAGTATTAGCTCCATTATTAGTAGTTTGTAAAGTTTTAACAATAGCTCGTGTATCAGAAGGTACTGTATAAATTAAATTAGCTCCAGTATTAGATAAAGCAAACATTTGATTTTTATATATATTAGCCACTTAAAAAAAACTCCTTTCTATCTTGTTCATCAGTTTGATCTTTAGGGTAAGTTGAATTTAAAATCTTAACCATATCTTGTAAGTCTTCAATTAACTGGTTAAAATCGTTTTGTACATACTTTTCAGGTGCAGAATTTAAACGTGAGATAGGTACTTTAGCCATATTACTATGGTATTTTAATTACTCAACAATGTACAGCGAACTATGTTTTAGTTATATCGCTATCGTCCTTTAATTCCTGTTCTAGTTTCTTTACCTCTTTAGAGATATTAACCATTTCAACAGTAACTGCTCCATTAGCTAAAAACTCACTAGCCCATTTGGCTTCCAAGTTTCTTTTCTGGTTCAGTTTTTCCATCAGAGCTAGGCTCATATTTGTACTCCTCTACAGTTAGTGAATTTGCATCGTCAGGAATATAATTTAATTGAGGTTCCCAACGAAATGTTCCAACGTGCTCAGACCAGAGAGCCTTTTCGGCTACATCTAAATTGTCAGCTTCGATAAGTCCCTTTGCGTAATAACCGCAACGCCTGAACTGAAAATACACCAACATTTAAATTAGGGTTAACATATTTTATCGTGTTTGTAAAGTCTATTTATCTAATAAAGGTCGCTCAGGAACGTGAGCTTAAAAAATTTTAATCGACAAAGCGAATGAGCTTAATTTAGGAAATGTGACAAAACTGAAGATTTATCTTTCTTTTTTAAAGGTCTACTACCTACATTATAAGCTATATAGAAGCCAATAATAGTGATCAATGATCCTAGAAAAAAGAGTAATAATCCGTAACCTATCGTCATTTTTGATTTTTATGTATTTCGTAGAGTCCTTTTACTCTTACATCTATATCATTTATTTTAGAGTATAAAGCATCTGGAAATTTATTATGAATAAACTCCAATTTTAATTCATGTATTCTTTCTATCACTTTATTAAACTTTAATGAAGTCTTTAAAGATGTTTTCTTATTCAATGCCATGTTTATCTTTCAACTCTTTCTTTGCTAATACTTCATGATAAAATTCGTCATTAAGTATTTCAGTAACTAACTCTTGATCTTGTTCTGGTATTTCCACAAACTCTTGTTTTAACACAGCTTCATCTATTGCATCAACAGCAAAATCATGAAATTTATCGCTTTCTTGAGTCATAAAAGCAGATATAATTTGAGTTCTTATAACATCTTTCCTTAAATCTTTATGAAAATATCTTTCTTTAACTTCATCATAAGTAAGTTTAGGTCCTAATTCTTTTTTCTTTTCATAATCTATATCATAAGATTTAATAGTTCCTAATAAACCTAGACTTGTATCCATTGATAAACCATCAAGAGCTACATCATCTTCTATCTCCATCTCT